CAGGATCAGGTCGTCCAGGCTCTTGCCCGACATCTCGCCGGCGCGGGCCAGGTCGACAGCGATCTGCGTCAGATCGACGCTCATCTCAGGCACGGTGCCAGTCCTTGCTGTCTTGGATGCCCTGCACATTGAAGCGCCTGGTGGCCCGGATGTCGCCGCCTTTCACCACGTCCAGGATCCGGTAGCGCCGGTAGACCAGGTCGGCATCGGTCAGCGAGCTGGTGATCTCCACCTCGTCATCGCGGCGAGGGACCACCTCGACGTCCCAAGGGATCGACAAGTTGGTGGACTGCAGGGTCAGGGTGTCTTCCCCGACCGCCAGCGGCTGGGCTCCAGAGACTTCCCAGATCCGGCAGACCCCTTCGTAGATCTGGACCCGGGCGCCTGCGGTAGCGATACCGGTGACGTCGGAGAACACAGGTGCGCCGACCCGCTCGATGATGCAGGTGGAGTACATGTGAGCGGTTGCCCGGGCTTGGACGTAGCGCCGGGCCCGCGACGAGACGCGGCCTCGCATCAGTACCCCGGGTACTGCTCGGGGTAGTACTCCGGGACGTTGCGGCTCCCGTAGTCCTGACGCCCGGCAGCGATGTCGTCGTGCATCCCGGTCCCGAAGATCAGCGGGGCCAGATCAGGGTCAGGCTGCTCGTGGGCGCCGATGCCGCCCACATCGGGTGCGCCGCCCACGAGCAGGCTTGCGTGCTGCTCCCGCAGCGTCTCAGCCTGCTTGGTGTACTTGTCCTGGATCGCCTCCAGGGAGACAGACACACCGTCAGCTGAGTGGGAGGCCTCCCGCGCGTACGACGCAGCGATGGTCTCGCAGGCAATCGAGGCGACGTAGAAGACCGTCCGGTAGATGGGGTACCACTGCGCGTAGAGATAGTTGATCTCTTCGTCGCTGAGCAGCTGATCGTCGGTGTCGGTGTCACCGATCAGGAACCGGATCTCGTCCTTGCTGGACGTCGTCGGGTCACCGCTGTAGTTCCACGTCATGGCGCCCTCCGATCAGCTGCTCAGTTCGACTACTTGGCGTTGGAGCCGGTCGAGGCACCCTTGGCGCCCGGACGTGTGTTCTCCTTGTTCTCAGCCGTCTTCTCGGCGGCCTTGTCCGTCTGGTTCTTGCGGGCCTCGGAGCGCTTGTCCTCGCCGCCTACCTTGGAGTCGTCGTCGTCACGCGGACCCACTGCGATGCCACCCATGACCGCACCCTGACGGGTGTCGTCCTCGCCCTTGGCCGCAGCAGCCGCCTGGCGGGCCAGCACGTAGGCCGGAGCGTTCAGGTCGGGCTGGGCGTCCGGGGCGTAGTTGCTGGCCTCGAACCGGCGACCGATGTCGGCGTCGTCGTTGTCCGGGCGGGCCGGCGGGGTGTTGACCGCCTCCAGCTCCTCCAGCGTCAGCGCCTCGCCGTCAGCAGCCTTCTTCTGGACCTCTTCGGCCTTGGGGGCGTCGTCGTTCTTGGCGTCGTCGTTGACCGACTTCGTCTCGTCCTTGTCAGACATCAATCTTCTCCATCTCCTGTGCTGGCGCCGTCAGGCGTTCTTCCAGCTCGTTGATCAGTGTGGAGCGGTTCTTGCCCTGCCGCTCCAGTTCCAGGATGGACTCTGTGTCTTCTGGATGCTCGTCCAGATGGGCGAGGATCTCCTTGATCTTGAGTTCCTCAGGGTCCACCACCGGCTCAGGCTCGGGCTCAGGGTTGTCGATGCGCCACTGCTGCCAGCGCTCCGCCTGGAGCTTGTCCTCAGTCCGGGCCCGCTCGTGTACGTCCTTACGGATCCGGGGCGGCAGGACGGAGGGGTCTTCAGTGACAGCGACCATGTAACGCGACCGGACCATCGACTCCAGGTTGCGCCACTCGCGGGCGTCGGTGATCTCCTCACCGGGCAGTACCTTCTTGCCCAGGTGGGTGAACATGCGTCCCGCCAGGAACGTCACCCTGTCGTCGTCCAGGAACCGGTTCATGATCCTCCTAGCAGAAGGAGGGGCCGCCTCGGGGATGAGACGACCCCTCCTGTCAGTCCGTTCAGCTGGTGGCGACAGCAGCCGAGTAGAAGACGCCCATGTCCGGCGACACAACCTTCATGTCGTAGGTCATGGTGCCCTCGATGCGGTCAACCTCCAGGTGCTCCATCCGGAAGTTCTTGATCCGGATGCCCTGGCCGTTGCCGTTGGAGTAGCCGTTCCAGGTGAAGGTGTACCCAGCCGCCGGGGTCATCAGGCTCGGGCTCGACGGGCTGTAGCACAGCAGCATCGAGTACGGGTCGTTGATGAAGGCGTAGGTCGCAGCCGCGTCCTGGAGTCGGCCGTCAGCCTGCTCGGCCACGTTGGTGGAGCTGGCGTAGCTGACCAGGATCTTCTCCACGTCGAAGAGCGTGGCGAGGAGGTCCTCGGTCACGATGCCCTTCTGGGTGTACTTGATCCGGTCGATGATGTCCGGGTGCTGCTTGAGCACTCGAAGCACCTGCGCACCGATGACCAGCGTGTTGGCCTTGTACCCGGTCTGTTCGATGAACTCGATCTGCCGGGCAGCGAACTCACTGATCGGGTCAGACGAGGGGTCATTGAACTGCAGGAACTGGTTGCCGGTCGGGTTGGAGGTGACACCAGTCATATCGGTGCCCCACACGCCCGTCTTGAAGAAGGCGTTGCTCCAGTCCAGGTCCCGCTTGATCAGGAGCTGGTTGGTGACGAAGGTCGTGGAGTCGCGGTCCAGGCTCCAGTTGGAGTCTGCGTTGGCCCGCAGCTGGTCGTCGATGTCCTTGTGCACCGCGTACGGGTGCGCGAAGTACGTATCGGTGTCGACCTTCCAGCCGACTCCCGCCGACTCAGTGCCCGGGGCACGCTTCTGCACGTCCGTCCGGCGCCAGTCCGACTTGGTGTACTTCCAGAACATGTCGGACTGCTTCTGGACCGGTACGCGCGGGAAGACCTTGTTGGCGATATACGCGTCGGCCTTCTGCATGTACGCGACCGAGATGTTGGTCAGCGGTACGTTGACGTGAAGGTCGCTCGGCGTGGGGTTCGGCATCTTCTATCCTCCTACTCTCTCTCAGGCGAGCTTGAGCAGGACAGACACGAGGTCCCCCGCCGCTGCGGTCGTGGTCAGGGCGATGCCAACGGTCGGGCCGGAGCCAGCAAGAGCTGCCTGGCCGTCTGCCGACACCTTGATCGGGCTACCGGCGGTGATGGCCACATCAGAGACCACCTTGCTGACACCCTGGAAGCCGACAGTGGCGGCGTGACCGACACCCTGCGGCTTGTTCTGGAGAACACCGACGACGTTCAGGTCGTCTGCATCTGCGAGCCCGCAGATGTGCACCCCGGTCACCTTCACGAAGTGGTACTGCTTGCCCGAGTTCGGGTTGGCAGCACCGGCCGTACCAGGTACGCCCGTGTAGATGCCGATGGAGCTGTCGGCGTTCAGCGTGATGGAACGAAGGCTCTCTTCGTACGCCACGGCGGGTTACCTCCCCTTCTCAGTAACCCCGCCGCGAAGCGAGGTACTCGTCGTATGCTTCCGGGTTCTGCTCGAAGATCTGACCGATGACGTCGGCAGAGTCCACGCCGCCGGCAGCCTTGCCGACCAGCTCCTGGGCCTGGGCCTCGACCTGGTCCATGATGTCGACGTTGTCGCCGCCACCGATGTAGCCGACCTCGTCGAAGAGAGCCGAACCCGCAGCCTCAAGGCACTTGGCGATGACCCGGCAGTCGTCGTAGTCCATCGTCTCGGCCATCCGGTACAGGACCGGGCCAAGCTCCTCGGCGTCGACCGGGAGGTTGTACTCCGCCGCCTTGGAGATGTACTCGTTGGTCAGGCGCAGATCGCGCTCAGACTTGGCGATCATGGCCGACTCCTCGGCAGCCTGGCGGAAGGTCTCCACCGCGCCGAAGGCCTTGGACAGGACCGCGTCCCGCTCCTCGTCCGAGTAGGCCTTGGAGAGTTCCTCCATGACACCCTCGCTGAACGACTTGGCGACGCCGCCAGCGCCACCAGCACTCGCTGCACCTGCCATACGGGGCCGTCCTGTCGTCGTGCCTGCGCCAGCCCGGAAAGCCGGGGTCGCGCCTGCCTGTGCGGTCTTCTTCTTGGTTCCGGACGGGTTGAAGGCGTTCGGACGAACACCACCCGCGAAGCCGAACGCCTTGCCTACGCCCGCAAGCTCCGGGGTCTCAGCGTCCTCGTCCTCGTTGTCGTCTTCAGCAGCCTCGACGTCGTCGCCATCTTCGTCCTCGTCCAGCGTGAAGACGTAGGCAGTACCGTCCTCGTCATACACCTGCTGGCCGTCTTCGAGCGAGTTCTCGTCGAGGAGCTGACCTTCCTCGTTGAACAGCTTGGGCATTGTCTCCTCCTCGGGAGCCCTCTTGGCGATGGCGACAGTCGCGTGCTGATTGGCGCCTCGGTCGACCAAAGAGACCTCGTCGATCTCGATGTTCGACAGATGCTTGACAACCCTTGGCTTCACTACCGTCACCTCGTTCTTAGTCTCGATACTGTGTCCAGCCGGGTCACCACCCGTGGTCTACCCCGAAGGCCGAGATGGTGCTGGACTTGCCCACCTCGTGGCGCAGCTTGTGGCCGTTGTCGAACTTCACGGTCTTCTTCTTCCCCTTGTGCGCCTCATGGAGGGCACGAGCTGCGGTCTTGGTCGCCCGCAAGTTCGGGGTAGCGCTGATGTGGTCGCCAGCCTTCAGCTTGTTGGCCACCTTGGAGGGGTAGCCGACCGCCTGGTACTTGGGGCGGCGAAGGATCAGCGACTTGCCCTTGTAGTTGGTCTCGACGGTGTCCGCGTCGTGTCTGGTGGTGGTGTTGCCGTCCTGGACGTGGGCGGTCAGCTCCTGGTACTTGACCTTGGGGCTGCCGAGCTTGGACACCTCGAAGGGGTCGTTCTTCTTCACCTTGTGGTAGGCCGCTGACGCCACACCACCCAGTGCAGCCGTCCTGGCGATGGAGCCGACACCGGCCGCCCGGCGCAGCTGACCGGCACCTGAGATGCCGCGAATGGCCCGTCCGAAGTGCGGCTTGCCCGTCTTCAGCTTCTGCTCGGCGTCGTAGGACTTCTTGTCCTGCATGTCCGCCCTGGCAGCCCGAAGCCCGGAGCGCACCTTGGGAAGCTGTCGGATGGCACCAATCGACCCACCGGCGGCTGCACCAGCGGCGACGTTGTTCTTCAGCTCGTCGCGCTTGGCCTTGGAGATCTCGAAGGGATCCAGGTTCTTCTTCAACTTGGCCTGCTTCTTGGCGTCAGCGTTGGTGTAGGAGGCGAAGTTGTACGCCCCCACGCCACCGATACCGGCACCCGCCGTAGTGAGTAGGTTCGATCGTTCGTTCCACTTCCGGCCAGCGTTCGCCAGCGCGGTGGCCTTGGCGCCACCGGCCTTGCCCGCCATCCGGGTCATCTGAGCGCCCTTGCCACGAGATGCCAGAGCCGCCAGACCGAGCGTCCCGCCCGCCAGCGAGATGCCCGCCTGGGCCTTCTTCTGCCGAGCGATCCGCTTGTTCGTCGGCGGCTTCTGGGTCATCGCGCGTTGAAGGGGTCGGCGTACTTGATGATGGCGTTCTTCTTCTTGCGCTTCTTGTTGGCGTCCAGGGCCACAGCAGTGCCACCGATGGCAGCGCCCAGGCCCGCGCCTCGGCCGATGGGTGTCTTCCCGCGCAGGGCGAAGTATCCGCCGCCAGCGGCCAAAGCAGCGTTGGTACGCATGCTCTGCGCCTCCGGGGACTTGTCCTTCCACTTTCTGATCTCGAACGGGTCAGCGCTCTTGGCCACCGACACCGGGGTCAGGGATCCGCTGCGCTTCTCGCGCTGCGCCTGGACGATGTTGGTCGAAGTGCCCGCCGCCATCAGGCCCAGGCCAGCAGCCCCGGCCTTGGTCTTCAGGCCCTTGGCACCAGCCTTGATGTAGTCACCCTTGGTGGAGGTGTTCTGCGAGAGGCCGTAGCGGGTGGCCTTCCGGTGGTGAGCAGACACCTTCTTGCCAGCGGCACCAGCAGCCAGGTAGCCACCGCCACCGATCGCGGCAGTCGCAGCTCCGTCTGCTGCCCTGTCCCTTCTGGACTTACTGATCTCGAACGGGTCGTTGTCCATGAGGCCCTTCTTCACTCGGAACTGCTTCTTGTCGTACTTGCCGGATGCGTTCAGGGCCGCAGAAGCCAGACCGGCGCCAGCAGCGATCTTCAGGTTCTTGGCACTGGGCTTGAGGGTCTTCAGCCTCACCGAGCCGTTGCCGGCGAGCTGGGCAACCCCTTTGAGTGCGGCAGGGGTTGCTGCAGCTGCTGCAGCCGTACCCACACCTGCGTGAGCGGCGTTGGTGGCGCGCATCTTGCGACGCTCGCTCTTGGACGGGGTGTAGCGCTCCAGGGTGGCTGCCTTAGTGACTGCCGTCTTCTTCTTCTGCTGGCGGTAGACCCGGTTCAGCTGAGCCCGCTGCTCCTTGCGCTGACCAGCAGATGCCCCGTAAGTGAGCGTCCCACCCAGCGCAGTGCCAGCCGCCAAGCCCTTGGCGCTGAACAGGTCACGGTCACCGACTCTGGGCTTGCCCGCGTTGGTGCCCATGTCGGTGATCAGGTGCGGGCGCTTCGGGGGCTTGAAGGCCTTGTTGACCCGCCGGTGCTGCTTCAGCGTCTTGTAGTCCTGCCGGGTCTGACCACCGTGTACGCCGTAGCCCGCGACAGCACCCGCACCAGCTCCAGCCAGCATGCCGTTGCCGAAGCTCTGGATGCCAGCGCCCTCAGCCTTCGGTCCGCGCGGCTTCTTCTGTCCGAACTTCTGCTTGGTGGCGAACGGAGCCGTAGGACCGTCCTCGCTATACGGGCGGCTGGTCATCCGGCCGTGTTCGTCCACCGGCTCCTTGGTACGCGACATCTTCGGGGACGGCTTGCTGGTGGCATTGCCGTAGGCGTTCTTGGCCGCGTTCTTGATCTTGCGGCCAGCCTTCTGGCTGCGACTGAGACCCGTGGGGATCTTCAGGGACTTACCGATCTCGAACGGATCAGTCCTGCTGCTCGACACGCTTCCCCCTCCCGTGGATGGAGAAGCCTGACCTCTTGCCGGACTTCACCAAGTTCCAGGTCTCTTCGTCGTGGACCTGGTAGCCCACCCACCAGCCGGTGGGCAGTGACCCCGCAGGCAGCCCCATCTGCTCTACCTTCTCCGGGGTGACCATGAAGCTCTCGATCATGTCGGAGGCGTGGAAGGGGCGCTCCCCGTCTTCGTGCTGCTCACGCCGGTGCATGTCCCCGCCCTTGCGGGACTTGACCACGTAGTCGTAGGCAGCCTTCTCGATCTCCTCGGCGGTGATGTAGTCACCCTGGAGGTCGACCACGGGCTCACCGTTCAGCTCCACGATGGAGGCCCAGCCGAAGACCTGGCGCTTGTCGATGTCGAACTTGGCGAACTCGCCCTCCCAGACGATGTCCATCTGAGTCGACTTGGCCAGCTTCTCGCGGACCTCCTGGACCTGCTTGGCGCCCGCCTTGGCCGCTGGCTTGGCCGTCTGTACGCCAGCGGCTACCAGCTTGCCCTTGCTCAGCTGAGGCACAGCCACAGTGACCGGGGTGCCGTCCTTGCGCTTGCTGACCTTCTTCTTCTTGTGGTCTTGGGGCTGCTTGGCCGAACGCGCCAGCACCCGGTTGGCAATCGCGTCACCTGCGACGTTGGCCACCTGCAGCCCCAGTGCAGCGCCAGCTACACCGACCGCGTGCTTGCCGGTGAACTTCTTGGCCTTGGCGGCGAACTTGCCCGGCTCCTTGACCGCCGTCAGCTTGCCCGAGCGCTTGGCCCGGGTGCTCTGGTAGTCGCCGTACGCCGATGCGGTACCGGCGCCACCAGCAGCCAGACCGACGATGTTGGAAGCCAGCCCGACCTGGGCCTGGCGTCGTTCACGCTTCTTCTGGGCAGCCAGGTCGGAGCTGGTGGGCGTCATCTTAGCCACCAGCTCGAACGCGCCGTCTCCGAACAGGAGAGCGCTCACGTCGCTGATGTGGTCCATGACCTCATGGTCAGCGTGGACGCTAGTCATCTATGCATCCCTCGTGCCCAGCCGTCTGGGTCTTCCTCGTCCTCGGGCAGGATCGGGAGCACCTCGTGGACCACCACCGGGTAGCCCTCGTTGCCCAGGTAGGACTCCTCCACCTCATCGACCCAGTACTCACCCGGAGCGGAGAAGAACTCCTGGTGGCCGTGGGCGGTGGTGATGCCCTCGAAGGAATCCATGTAGGCCTCCTCCATCCGGTAGGCGACCAGGGTCCACTCGTGCCGGCGGATGCCCATGTGCTGCGCGTACTCACGCAAACCCGGCTGGTCGATGGCCCCGGTGATCTCAGCCTCGATCGCCAGCGTGACCATCTCCTCGGTCAGCGCAGTGCGGTCACCGTAGGGAGAGCCGATGATGTTGCGGCCCTCCTGCATGATTCGCCGGGCCTCACGCTGGATCTCACGCTGGAACATCGTCTCCACGATGTCGCTGGTGGCGTCGATGGTGGCGAACTCCTGCCACGGCTCGAACTTGGCCTTCTCCGGGTCCATGTGGTCGATGACCGGGGACATGTCCTCGAAGTGGTGGAAGCCAGCCGGGTCCAGGAAGTAGATCGGTTCCTCCAGCACAACCGTCGCCCGGGACTCTCGCCGGGGCAGCGGCGTACGGGGAGCATCCAGCACCACGTCTGTGGCCTGGCGGGCTCGAAGCTTCAGGTCCTCGTGTAGCTCGACCAGCTCAGGTGACTGAAGGACTACCGGCGCTTCGTTGAGAGAGGCGCCATCTTGATCGAGCGAGACGCCAGCAGAGCCGAGACTGACCTCGGATCTGGTTCCGAGGAAGGCGTCTGGCTTGCCGAGGCTGACCGCCGTCTGGCCCAGAGACGTTCCAGAGCTGCCCAGTCCGACTTCGCTTGCTCCGAGGCTGACGCCCTCAGGCGCGTCCAGAGTGACTTCCTGTGCCGGGGCTTGCTGGACACCACTGAGCAGTCTCTCCAAGGTCTCGTTCTGGGGGCGCTCCTTGAGCTTAGTCCGGAAGCGGCCTCCTTCTCCACGAGGATGCTCTTCGTTGAACTCAGCCAGCTCGTTGTGTCCCAGGGCCTTGGACAGGCCTACCTCTGTTGGGATGCGCAGAACCACCTCGCAACGGCAGGAGGGGTGCATGGAAGGCACCCATAGCTTTCCGTACTCAGTCTCAAACGCCTCGGACACCCGCACCTCACGCTTGTGCATGGGTCCGCACGACGCACAGACGCGCTCGTCGCGGGCCGTGAGCCAGACCTTGCGGGCGTTTGCAGGCAGGCGCCCGGTTCGGACCTGGTACATCCAGGACAGCTGCCGCCCGTGCTGAGTGACATTGAAGCCTTCGTTCTCACCGATGGTGTGGGCGCGCTGGACCAGCATGGATTCGATCCAGTCCCGGGTGGAGGCGTCCCGGTCCAACTGCACCACGGAGTCGATCTTGTTCGGACCCACCCGGGACAGCACCGCGCGCATCATCCGGTTGTTCAGGCCCCAGCCATCCAGCGCCCGCTCAGCAGCCAGCCGGCGGGGCAGCTTCTTGTTGACGAAGCCGTTGAACCCCTCCGACAGCGCGTCAGCTGAGGTCTGGTTGAAGTAGTTGGCGATGTCGCCCGCGTAGCGCTCAGCGAACTGGGTCAGCCACTCATCAGGCACCTGGCGGTCCCGGACCGTGCCCAGGGTGTAGGCGTACTCGATCGCCGGGGTGACCATGTACAGCCAGCCGGGGATGAAGTTCTGGGCGTGGCGCAGCGCCAACCAGCGCAGGAAGCGGCCATCGGGGGAGCCATCTAGCTCAGCTCGGGACTTGCGCTCCACCACCGAGCGGTAGAGCAGGAAGGCCGCACCGAGGACCAGCCCGACCTCAACCAGCGTCTTCACAGTCAGTGACTGGTCGCGGATGAGTCGCAGCTGGTCCTCTTCGGCCCGGGAGAGCGCCAGGCTCTCAACCGGGTCTTCAGTGCCCCGAGCGAGGAGTAGGTCGCCCGGAGATTCAAAGAGCGGTTCGGTCACGAATACCTCTTCCGCATCTGGTTCATGATGGCCTGCTCGATCGAGCGCTTGTGCTCAGGACGATCCTCGTTCAGCGAGTTGAGCTGCTCGTAGGCGTCTTTCGCGTCCTCCTCCTTGCCGGAGTAGGCAGCGATGTCGAAGCGTCCAGCGATGTCTTCCACCGCCTCAGCCATGCCCGGGTCCCCGTCACCGATCGCCATCGCGTAGGTCGACAGCGCTTCTCGGTAGTCGGTCATGGACCTGCGCGTGTACTTGGCGTCAGGCGCCTCAGCCCGTCGCTCGGCGGTGGGTCGTGTAGGAGGGAGGCTGCCCTCCACCGGCTGCAGCGACCCACGCTGGAGTTCATCGTTGACCCGCTCCATATGGGCAGCGGGCTTGTGACCCTGGCGGTTGATCAGCTGCCGCAGCGCCCAGGCCCGGTTGATGTCCTCGATCATCTGGTCGACCCGCTCAGGGTTGGTGAGCAGTCGCTTCTGGTCATCGGACATGTTCGAGACCATCGTGTCGTTCTGGGCAATGGCCTGCAGGTAGGACCCACGGTTCTCCGGCGGGGCCTGCTTGATCTGGTCGGCCACCACCCGCAGCTGCTGGGCTGTACCCAGGGCTTCCTTGAAGTCAGCGTCGTGGGTCATCTCCGACAGCGCTCCGAAGCCAGGCACGTTGGTCCGGGCAGAGATCCGCTGCAGCTCAGCCTGCTTCTTGGCGAGCTTGCCACCACGCAGGTACGGCGCTCCCTCGAAGCTGTAGGGCTGGGTGGGCACCGTGTTCATGTGGCGGGTGCGGTCGAACTTCTCCCCACCCACCAGACCGTGGGCTGCCTCGAAGGCAGTCACCTGGTCCTTGACGCCCGCCTTGTCCATGACGGGCTTGACCACGGTGTCGACCTGGTCCTTGAACTTCTTCTGGTTCGCCGGCGAGGCGTACCAGGCACTGAACTGTGCTTCGTCCATTCCGAGCACGTCAGCCATCGGGCCACGCTGGTCCGGGCTGATCTTGGTCGCCAGGGACTGCTGCAGGGTCGCAGCCGAGGTGGACAGGGTGCGAACGTCAGAGGCCCGCTCGATCTGGTCTGCCGCCACCTCAGCTGGCGTAGCGGCGGCCTGGGTAGGGGTGAGCTGACCACCCGCCACCCGTACCGGCTCAGGCTCTGCCTCGCGCGCGGGGGCATCCGCGACACGGTTCAGCCTGCCCCGGCTGTTCTGGAAGTCCACCCGGTCAGCAGTGTTCTTGCCGGTGCGCTGGCCAGAGGCATCGGTGAAGGTGCCCTCGCCGTTGACCGAGGCGTCGTAGTAACCCTCAAGTGCTCCCTGAGGCCGGTTGTAGTTCGGCTTCACATAGCCCCGGTCGGTGGCACCCTCGTAGCGCCCCTCACGGGTGGGCCGGTGGGTGGCCTGCTTGATGTAGTACGGGAACTGCTCCTGCAACGCAGTGACCGCAGCCGCGTACCCATCGCCGTTGAGGCGGAAGTTGAAGGCCTTGGACTCCAGCACCTCGTTGCGCAGCTGGGCCCGGACCCGGTTCCTCTCAGCGTCACTGCCGCCGATCTGGCTGATCCGGGCCTCGATCCGCTCCTCGTCCATCCGGGTGAGGGTGGGGTTCTCCTTGAACTCGGCCTCACGCTGGGCGATGATCTTGCGCTTCTCCCGCGCAGGCGTCCAGTCCCCGAACTCGTTCTCGACCGACTCAGCGATCTCCTGGCGAACAGCCGGGTCCAGGGGCTGGCGCTCGACCTGCTCGGACTTCACCGCGTCCAGGATCTTGCCGTAGCGGTCCACCATCCGCCCGGCCTTGTCGTTGTAGCGCCGGGTGCCACGGAAGGTGTCGTCGAACTCCACCGTGAAGGTGCCGGACCGAGAGACCACCGTGACGCGCTTGGCACCGGTGATCAGGCCGGTGTAGATGTCCTCAGTGGTCGGGCCACCCACAGACCGGGTGCGGATGTACTCCCCACCGCGCAGACCCTTGAGGTTCTTCAGGTTGAAGGGCAGGTAGTGGTCGTCGCCGTAGCCGATGGCCTGGGTGACGATCTTGCCTTCCTTGTCGATGATGACGCCCTCGGACGGAGGGGTGTGGCCGCTCTTGAGCTGCAGGTCGTACAGGTTGCCCTTCGGCACCTTCTCCATCATGAACTTCTCAGCAGCCTGCCGGGCGCGCACAGAACCAGCCTCTGCCTGACCAGCAGCTGCGGTGGGACTCTGACCGAGAGCGTTGCGGGCCACGCGGTCAGACAGGTTCTTCTTCTCGGCGTCGGTGAGCTTGGAGCCCTTGCGACGCTCGGCCGTGACCAGCGCAGAGTTCTGCAGACCCTGGAGCTTCTTCTTGTCCTCGGGGCCGATCCGGTCGATGTCGTAGCCCCGGGACAGCTTGTTGTACTCGCCGGTCAGTTCCTTGTCCGGGGTCTTCTCCGTGCCCCGGTAGCGGTACATGGTCGTACGCGCACGGGGGCCGAGCACCCGTTCTGCCTGCGGACCCTGGCGTCCGACGAACTCACCGAAGGCGCCGGCGATCTGCAGCTTCGAGCCTGCCGGGGCCACCTGACCCAGGAAGCGCGATCCTGCCTCCACCCGCCCGTACAGCCGGTCGTTGGAACTGGCCTGGTTGCGGGTGCCCGCAGAGGTCCAGTCATCAGCGAAGGAACGCATACCGGAATCGGCTGCGTCCATGGTCGCTCCGGCCTGGCCAGCAGCATGCGTGCTTCCACCCAGGGCACTGACCAGGCCGAAGCTGGCCCCACCTACGCTGAGCGAGGTCGGGCGTGCCTCAACCCCGGCGAAGACCTCAGTCTCGGGGTCGATGTCGGGGACCTTGGTGCCGGAGACCTCCGTGACGTAAGTGCGACCGCTGGGGCCCCGCTCACGGATCGTGGCGTAGATCTTGGAGTCGCCTGCCATCCCTGAGTCGCGCACCGTGTCCAGGAAGGTAGCTACCTGCTGGTAGCCCTGCTGGTACTCGGCCTGCTGCTTGGGGGTCAAGCGCTTGTAGGACTTCTTGTCCGGGTTGGGCAGGTTGGGGGTGGCCCGAGCGATCTTGTCCTTGATCGGCTTCTTGGCCGTGATGTTGACCTTGGTCTGGAACCGGCCGGACTGGTCACGCTTGACCCGGCTCTCCTCGAACACGTAGCCGTAGTCGTACGGAGTCCGGACAGCCTTGGCGATCTCAGTGAAGGTCTCGGTGAACTCAGTGGCCCCGGCCTTCTTGGAGACCATCCGATCCAGGGCCTTCTCCACCCGCTCCACCCGCTTGGTCACCACGTCGTCCAGGTGACGCTGCAGGGTGCGGTGGTTCTTGGCGATGTCGTCCCACAGCGTCTCGGCCACGATCATGGTGGTGAAGGAGCGAGCAACATCCTCGTCCAGGCTCATCACCCAGTCAGCCGCCCGCTGGGCAGCCTCGTGGTTGAAGTACGGGTCTGCGCTCTTGATGACCGGCTTCAGCATCATCGCCCCTTCTTCTTCGGCGGCTTCTTGGCCGCAGTCTTCTTCGCCGGTGCTGCAGTCTTCTTCGCAGCCTGCTTGTCCGCCTGGGCCTTGGCCCGGAGCATGTCCATCTGCCGCTTGAACTTCTGCGCGTCGGTCTGGTCGGTGAGCTTCATCCGCTCCTTCTCCCGGGCCAGCTTCGACTGCTCTCCCTGGTCCTGGAGCTTGAACTTCTCCTGCTCACGCTTCAGCTGGTTGTCGCCGGCTGCCTGGTCACGCTCGAACTGTGCCTGGGCAGCCGGGTCGTCGGTCTGAGCGTTCTGGGCTTCCAGCTCCATCTGGGACTGGGTAGCCACGCCTTCCTGCTCCACCTGGTACTGCTGCATCTCAGGTGTGGGGGACTCCCCGATCATCTGAGCCTGCTCCGGGCTGTAGCCCTCAGCGGTCAGCTCAGCCTTCTGCTGCAGCCCCAGCATGTTCATCTGCTGCTCGGCCACGCTCATGGCCTGGGTCTGCATGGTCTGCTGGCGCTTCATCTCCAGCACCTCGTCCGGCATCTCAGGCAGCCGGGCGATGTCACGCATGAACTTCTCCAGCTCCGCATCCGGGAACCACTGCATACCCGCACCAGCGGTCGAGGAGATGAACTGAGCCAGCTGGGTCAGGTCCGGCGGGTCGATCTCGGAGGCCTTGATCTCAGGCAGCTCACGCAGCTTCCAGCTGTTCAGCTCGAACAGCTTGGGGATGGCGTGACGGTTCAGGGTGTCCGCGATCATCTTGGTGATCGAGTTCAGCGCCGCCCGGAAGATGCCAGTCTTGTCTGTGTGGAGTGAGTAGCTACCGGTCTGCTCGTGGCCGACCAGGATGAAGTCAGCCAGCACTGACATCAAGATCCGCTGCTCATAGCGCTGGATGATGGCGTTGGTGTCGAACTGGCGGGCACCTGAGCTGCTCATCAGCTCGAAGTCGAACAACGGCTGCTTGGTGTCAGGGTCGTACATGACCGGGAGGATCAGGCCCTCGTTCTCGTCCCGGCGCACCCCCCGGACCATCTTGCGGAAGCCGTCGACGACCTTGGCCTTCTGGCTGCCCCGCTCGGCCTGGAGGTAGTCAGCAGGCACCCGCGCGACCGGCATACCAGCCAGGTCACGCTCGACACCGATGCCCTCGAACTCCTCCAGGCGCTTCTTGAAATACCAGGACCGGTAGGCAGAGCGCAGCAGGGAGCGCCCCTCTGGGTTGCCCTTGGAGGGGGCGGTCCGGAAGAGCAGGGACTTGGACATCGGGATCGTGGTGGTCCGGTAGGTCGGCGGAGCCATCTGGACCATGCCAGTGACGTCGCCGGACTCGTCGAACATCCAGCGCAGCATCGTCTCCTGGGAGCGGATCGGCATCTTGCGCCAGCCGAACAGACCATCGTCGTACTTGGACTTCTTCTTGGGGTCCTTCTCCCAAGGCCCGATCCGCTTCTTGTAGACGACCTCGTGCCAGCTCCAGCCGTAGATGATCATCGTCATCACTTCGGAGATGAAGTCGTCCCAGGAGTGGGACATGTCGTCCATGCAGCTCTCGACGAAGTCAGCTGCCTCGGTGGCTTCGGGGGTGTTGTCCGGAGCCTCTACGTGCCACTCCACCTCGCGGATCAGCTTGTCGATGGCGAAGATCAGGGCGCCAACGATGGAGTCGTTGGTCGACATCTCGGTGAAGACCTTGATGGCCTTGCGCCCACGCAAGGCGGGCAGGAACTCCTCGTCGATCATCCCGGCCGAGCGCTTGACGCCCGTAAGGCCGAACTCCTGGACAGGGTTGAAGGACTGAGAGACCGGGTCGACGTTGTCTTCCCAGATCCTCATCTCATCCTGGTCGCGGGGAGTGATGGTCATATCTTCAGTCTCCTCAGCACGTCGACTCAGACCATCAGGGAGAACTCATCGCGGTCGTCGTGCTTCACGACCCGCCCGATGTCCCAGTGGGGGTTCCTGTTGGGCTGGGTGTTCTGCTCGATCTGGCGGCGCATCCAGTTCGTGTCATCGCCCCCACCGACGCTCAGCGGCATGACTGCGACCGGGCGCTGGGAGACGAGCTTCCAGGCCAGGGCCGAAGAGCAGACCTCGTCAGGCAGGTGGAACTCCTTGGCGCGGGAGTAGACATCGTCAACCGAACAGTACAGGTGAGCCTTGTAGATCGAGGGGATCCGAACTGAGCGGATCTTGTTGTTCTCCACCGCTGCGATGTACTCGGTCAGCATGTTGTCGCGGTTGGCTCCGGTCATCAAGAAACCCCGTACCCGGGTGTCCAGGTAGTCCCCGACCACGTTGCCGAGACCGGTGGCGTCGTGGATGCCCTCGGCGTTGTACTTCTTCATCAGCCGGTTGAAGTACTCGATCATCACCGGGTAGGGGCGACGACGCAGCCGCAGGTAGTAGCACAGCTTCATCGGCAGGTGGGTGCAGCTCCACACTGTGATGACGGTGAAGTCCTGCTCCTTGGCCCAGTCGGCCGCGATGATGTAGTCGGTGTCTTGGCTGTAGGGGTGGATCTCGTACTGCTCGAAGTCCTTGGCCAGCTTCTTGGGCTCTGGCAGCGGCTCCTCGGAGAACGTCTTCTCCACCATCTCCGAGTCGAAGGCTCGGTTGCCGATCGAGGGCTCACCCAGCTCGTACTCCACCCGCCACATCTCAGCGGGGATCTCACGCTTCTTCTGCTCGATGAAGGCGGGGTCCAGCCAGCCGTCGACCGGGTTGGAGGTCTCCCGGTAGCACCAGGAGAAGATCGGCAGGTCCTCATCTTGGAACCGCCGGTACATCTCCGCGAAGGTCTTGTCCGGGTACTGCCAGGTCGAACTCATCGTGGTCTGGGCGTTGATGGTCTCGCCCAGGTAGTTCTTCTGCGGCATGGGTTGACCAAGGGCCGCGTCGAGGATGGCCTGGTCCATCTCGTCGATCTCGTCCAGCAGCAGGAAGGGCGGGTGAGGGCCACGGACGGTTTTCTGGCTCGCAGTCAGGGGACGGATCTTGGCCCCGTTCTTGAGCTTGATAAGCGTCATCGAGTCGTCTTGGACCATGTACTTGGGGGCGTTCTTGGAGTCCCAGGCGTCACGCATGGTCTGGTGGATGTTGTTCGACTGGTTCAGCGAGCCACCCAGGATGTTCACGTCGGCGCCCTTCACGGCTGCCTTGGTGAGACCCAGGATGCTCAGCAGCCGGGATTTGCCGGCAAGACCTCGGGATCCGTGGATCAAGGTCATGGGCTCGCGCTCGAAGTAGCCGGTAGCGAAGGCGTCGAAGGGAGCCTGGTGGTCAGCGCAGACCTTGGTCCGGGGGATGGTGTGCCCCCACAGCGCGCGTACCAGGTGCCACAACTCATCGTCCGTCCGGGGCGGTCGGTCCAAAACGATGCTCATGTGGCCCATGATCCGGACACAAGGAAGCCGCCCCGGCACACACGGGACGGCTTCCAGGTGCAGACTAGCGGCTCAGTACCAGTGCCGTCTGCCACCGACAGTGTGTCCGGCGCCACCGACCAGGTAGAGCACAGCGCCCACGACCAGGAGCACCAGGCCGATCCAGAACAGGATCGAGATGGCTGCCAGCCAGCCGATCAGCAGCAGGATGAGTCCGAGGACGATCATCACTTCACCCCGATGATCTTGGCGTCGATGAGCAGGTCCAGCAGGACCATGATGAAGATGGCGATCACGAGACCGCCGTAGTAACGACTGGGCATGTCAGCTCCTTACGCCGCCGTCGCGATGACGACGCCCGCCTTACGCACCGGCTTCTCCGGTGTGTCTTCGACCCGGATGGTCCAGTCGTAGGACCCAGGGGTCAGCTCGATGGATCCGCCATCGGGCCCGATCAGGAGCCGGTAGGTGGTGGTCCACTTACCGCTGAGCGGGACCGTGGAGATCGTGTCCGCAGCGTGCCAATCAGTAGGAGCCTGCCCAGAAGCAGGCAGGGCAACCGAGACGGTCACCCCGGTGATGTCGTGGTCGGTCGTAACCGTCCCACGGACGTACTCGGTCGAGTCGGTTCGGATGTTCATGGTTCCCCTCAGTCCGTCGATGGGTTGGTTGTGGTCCAGACCGGCAGCGGTTCAGTCGCTGTGGCGATGGTCCCAGGCTCAGTGGTGGTCCAGTAGGTGAGGGCATCGGTGTTCGTCCAGGTGCCTACCGGGACGGTGGTACCCAAGATCTTCAGGTCTCGGTACGCGCCCACGCGCGGGGTGACATGGGTGATCGGGACCAAGACGGTGGGCACGACCGCTGTGTAGGCGGCCTGGGCGATGATGACCGGCACCACCGGGGTGATGGGGACGGTGACGTAGAAGGGGTGCTTGGTCTGGAAGACCTTGGGCTCGGCCAACTGGGGGTCGATGTCCACGATCGCAGGACCAGGCACCGTGACCGTCCACGGCGAGGCAATGAAGCCCATCACCGCCGGTGGCTGCGGAGTGGGTGCTGCGTCTGCTGCCGGGACCACCAGAGTGCGAGCTGCAGTGACAGCGGGGGCGACCGGGGTCGGCGGGACCGATGCTGTGCCCGGAGCCGGGGTGACAGCCACGTTGGCGATCAGCGCAGGCGCCACCGGGGTGGGAGGCACCGAGGCTGTGCCCGTGACCATCGACCGCCCCCGCAGTACCAGGGGTGCTACCGGGGTGATCGGGAAGGACGGGGTGGGAGCCGACAGCGACCACTCAGCGCTGAGACCAGGAGCGGTGGCCGAGATGACGATGCTGGCCGGGTCCGGGGTGACTGTGGCCGGTACCGCTACTGCAGTCTCGGTCAAGACCACGAACTGGGTGATGCCCCGCAGGTTGGTGGTGATGCCGTTGGAGCCGTACAGCGGGGCCGTGGACGCACCGGTGGTGACCGGGATATCGGCCAGGTTGTACCGGTGGTTGGTCGCCCAGGTCGTACCCGCGCGGTTGGTGATGGTGCCCAGGGTGGCCCCGGACTGAGTGATGGCAGCACCAGACCGAGCCGCCGGAGCGGTGGGGAACGAGGGCGAGGACGCTGCCCAGACGGTGTTGGCAACGATCCAGTCCCCGGCCACCGTGGTCATGCCAGCGGTAGCCAAGGTGGTCAGGCCGTCGCCCATGTCTTGGGTATCCCCGCCGTAGCCCACCACGATCGAGGGGGTGACGGTGGATCCGTTGTACTCGGTGATCCAGGCGATGGAGGCTGTGGTCGCCGTCAGGATCGACAGTGCGCCTGTCTCAGTACCCGCAGCGACCTTGGTGAAGGTGGCAGCAACGAAGCCAGCCAGCGTGACGTCGGAGCCCACCTTGGTGTAGCCGGTGACCGTGGTCGGCATGGTCTGGGCTGCCAGCGCGAAGATGGTGAGCACCAGGCGGTTGCCTGCCGCCGGCGTCGTCTGGGTGACGTTGAGGGCGCCCGACGTGGCAGCCGCCGGACCCGACTGGGCGATCCTGGTGATAGTCATACGGCGATGGCTCCAGCGTCCTGGGGGTTCTTGGTGCCGCCCCCGTATGCGTTCGCGGTCATGTAGGTGGTGCCAGTACCAGCTCCGTTGATGTGGGTGAACCGAGCTGTGGTGTTCAGGTCACCCACGTAGTAGATGTTGTCCCGGACCGAGACCATCTCTGTGGCAGTCTCCCCAGAGCCACCCGGCATCGACCAGCTGACAGCGTTGTCGAAGATCTCCGAGGCAGGCTGGGACGAGCTGAGCATCGCCACACCAGCAGCCACCATGGTCCCGGTGGTGCCCAGTGAGACACCGGTCCGGATCGGCGCCTGGCGCTGGGTCACGGTGTTGTCGTGGACGAAGATGTGGTGGGTGGTCTGACGGGTTCGCACGATCACGATGATCCCGTTCTTGCAGCTGGTGTCCACCGTGTTGCCGTAGACCTCCGCGTACTGGCACTCCGAGATGGAGACCGCGCAGGTGTCGAAGACGGTGTTCCAGTTGCTGTGCGCTGCCCGGTAGTGGGGGCCGATGTCGTAGCCCGACCCAGAGATCGTGTTGTACCGGACGATGCAGTTGTTGGCGACCTCCAGGCGCACTGCCTGGCCCCAGGCGTTGTTGGAGGTGTTGTACTCGAAGGTCCACTGCGACCCGAAGTCCACCCACATGTCCAGGCCCTTGTTGTCCAAGAAGGTGCAGTGGCGCACGATCCCGCCGGACTCCGACGTGGTCTTGAAGGCTCCTGCCTCCCAGTCCCCGATGTAGAAGTCCTCCTGGTTGTTGCCGATGAAGTCCGAGTATTCGATGATGTTGTTGGAGTAGACCGTCCCCGACGACTGCCCGGCGACCGTCATCCCCATCTGCCCGTTGTAGAGGAACTGGCAGTCGTGGACGTGCAGGTTCTCCACGTTGGCCGCATGCAGCCCAGAGGCGTGGTTGTTCTGGAAGATGCACCGGTCGAACTCCCAGTTGTCACCCGCCACCGAGACCCCTGAGCGCTGCAGGGGCGAGGCGAACCGCTCGACGGTGATACGCCGGAAGGTCACGTCGTTGACGTTCGCGTCCTGGACGAAGTAGGCAGCCCGGTTGATCTCGATGGTCTGCCCGGCCGGGTCGTTCCAGATGTAGACCCGGCTTGAGGTCCGGTCACAGAAGAACCGGTTGCCCACCCCAGCGTCGCCAGCAGCCAGTGAGGCCACCCTGATCATCCGGGCACCGTTGAGCCAGACCTGGTCGCGGTCCCAGCACAGGTTGGTGCCGTCGACTGCCGAGACCTCACACACCGAGTAGGTGCCGTCTCGCATGGTCGAGTCACGGGGCCAGAAGGTGGCAGAGGCGTAGTAGCGACCAGAGGCGAAGGTCCAGCTCGTCAGCTTGATCGAGCCGTCGATGATGACAGGCGCGAACCCAGCTCCTCCGTAGGCGGCCAGGGTGACCCCGGTCTTCCACGTAGGCGTAGTAGCTACCTTGTATCGCCCCGGTGCCACGGCAATGACGTCTCCTGCCGACGCAGAGGTGATGGCGCTGACCAGGGCAGCGCCACCAGCGACTTCGTCTGTGTTGTAGCTGACGAACTTGTCGTAGGGGAACGTCCCAGCGTCAGCGACTCCGAAGCTCCGGACAGCCCTGATCGTTGGCACGTAGGCTCAGATCTTGAGGACGCCGCCGGTGTCGTTCCAGTCAATGGTGAACGCGGCGCCGGTGGCCACAACGTTCTCTCCGAAGTCGACCAGAACCATCAGCGGGGACGTCGCGCCGCTACCGGTGTCCCGGTAGACGACTGCGTAGCGGGCGGTCAGCGTCTCACCAGTGGCAGGCGTCCACACCGTGTTGGCTGCACGCAGAGCTGTCTGGTCGTCAGCAGAGATGTATGCAGTCGTCTTGGTACCGAGAGTGGCCCCTCCTGCGGTGTAGCCGTTGGCCGTACCCAGCTCGTTGGTGACGGAGCTGAAGAACTCGTGAGCGTCCAGGTCCGGGGTGTAGGAGGCCGAGCACAGCGCGACCTTGATCGTGCCGGACGTCCAGTTGATGTTCGCCGTGGCGAAGTGGTAACCAACCTTGCCGTACCGGCTGACGGTGATGGCCATTTACAGCTCCTCGTTCGGTGGTGCGTCGTGGGCAAGAGGGTCAGCCGCGTCTGGCTTGACGACCTCGACTGTCGAGCCGGTGCGCTGCACAGCAGCCGGTCCGGCAACCACTTCCCCCTCAGGCGTGACCTTGGCGGCCACGTCCTCCCAGGGGGTGGTGTTGTCCTCGGTGTACTTGCCGACCGCGACCGTCAGGACCAGACCGAGCAGACCGATGGCAGGACCGGTCCAGTCCCAGTCGTCCGGGGTGATCAGCGGCAGGCCGCCGGCAAGAGCCGTCGAACCAGCAGCCACAGCAAGCAGGAGCCTGATGGGCTTGGACTTACTCACCATCTTGGCGGGGACGGTGTTACTCACTTCTCCGCCTCTTCCTTGTCCATGCGCTTGTCCATCGCGCCACCCTCGACCAGCTGGAAGTAGGCCCAGTTGCCCCGGGCCAGTGCCTCACCAACGGTGACGGGCGAGCCGTCCGGGTCCTTGGCGTTCGGGATCTTGTCGGTGAACTTCATCTCCAACTCCACATCTGCACCCTGGTGCATAGGTGAAACGATCTGCCTGGCAGTGCTGAGGATGCGGCCCACGTTCAGTGAGCCAGGGTCCCCGTGGTCGTTCCCGGACGCGTGCTGGTGACCGAGGATGCCCTTGAAGGCGTCGTACCTCGGCCCGGACATGCGCGCGCGGGAGTTGCCGTAGGACTCGGGGTAGGGCAGCCACAGCGGTGCCGCCACCAGCGGCAGACCCCACTCGATGTGGAGGAAGGCTGCGAACGCACCCAAGTCATCCAGTGCTGCATTGCTCAGGGCGCCTGCGTAGGGGTAGCCGTGCTTCTTGGCGAAGTTCTTGTCGCAAGAGCAGTTGATCTCTACCTGCACGACGTTGTCCTGGTTCTCCCGGACAACCGTCCCTGAAGGGTCACGAAGAGCCCGGGCGGAACGGTTCAGCTTGTTGTGCTGTCGCCACTGCCGAGTCGTCGGATCGTAGGTCAACGTGGGTGCGGACTTGCCACCGCTGTAGCCCGGCCAGGAGCCGGTCTCGGTGGTGTGCAGGAGCAGCTTGTCGATGCCGGTGAAGGTCTTCCGGTCGAACTTGGTGTCCCACCACTGCGCGGAGCGGTTCGCCCTGGGGTAGTACACAGCCTTGGCCATGGTCCCAGTACACGACGACCGTCGAGTCACTACGGGGTCTGGTCGACCTCACACACGCGCAGGGTCCGAGAGAACGGACCTTCACCCTCGATGGTGATCTGGACGTCGTAGGTCTTCAAGGTTGTGCCTGGGGCGCAGACTGGTCCGCCGTCGCCCTTGGGTCCTGCCGGACCTTGGGGGCCAGCTGGTCCCGCAGGACCTTCGGGGCCAACTGGTCCTCGGGGGCCTTCGTCACCTTGCGCACCCTTTTGGCCCTGCTCCCCTTGTGGACCTTGGGGGCCTTGCGGGCCCGAAGGACCCTCATCACCCGTCGCACCTACACATCCTCCGGACAGCAGCAGGCACTCGGGCGATGATCCGTTCTTGCCGGCGGGGCCAGACGGTCCGACCGGGCCCTTGGGTCCAGCTGGCCCAGCAGGGCCTTGAGGACCTTTCGGCCCCGGGGGTCCAGTAGGGCCAGCGGGACCTTTCGGGCCGATCGCGCCGATGTCACCAGTTGCGCCCTTCTGTCCTGGGAGTCCTGGGACGCCGGGAGGACCAGGCGGACCCTGAGGGATGTCAGCCTTATCCACCACCGGCGTCTTACCCAGTGACGTTACCTGTTCGTTGAGTGCATTGGCCTGACTGATGGCCACGGTGGCGGTATCTTGGGTCTCAGATAGTTGAGTCTTAAACCCTGCCATCTGCAACATGGTCAGGGTCGAGAGCATCACGAAGGCGCCGACGACCCAACTGGGGACGCCGTTCTTGAAGGGGGTCATCGGCTCATCTGTCTTCAGTTAGCGATGCGGGCGCGTCATGGCCGACCGGCCCATGCTGCATTGACCAGATGACCCACAGGTTGGCCACAGTGACCATGGGCATCCTGAAACCGTATGGGAGATCTTGGATGATCCCCTCGACTGACCCAGTGATCGAGGAGATCTCAAAGAGCAAGAGCGCCAACACCGTGAGCCGTCCCTGTTCAAGGTAGCCCCAGTGCTTGTACAAGCGCCAGAGCGTGATGGCTATGGCGGCCACTGCCAGCAAGATGTTGAGGCCTCGCCAGAAGAAGAGGCCATCGGTATTTTGCATCAGCACCTGCGGTCCTCCAGGTTCGGGAGCGGGTTCTCCTGGCGGAGCTTCTCGTTACGGTTGATCGTTGCCAGGTACAGGTTGACGCTGTCCCGGCCGGCGCTTGTCCCCTCCTTGGCCGCCAAGATCTCGTTCAGCATCTTGGTCAGCGACCGGCGGTCCTCGTCGGCCCAGACAGCTCGCTGAGTAGTCACCCGGGCGAAGTCGTCGTTGAAGCGAGCTTGGCACTCAGCTGTCCGGCTGTTCTCGAAGGCGAAGTAACTACCCTGCGCTACGGAGAAGAGAGCCAGGAGGATGACGACAGCCCCGATCCATCGTCCCTGGCGCGGGGTCTGCTGCGGGACGTACTCGGTCTCGCTCATGCTTTCCTCCTGGCGGAACCTCTTGGGAACAACTCTCTCGTACCCGACCAGGCAGCCGAGCACGAACCCGAAGAGCGTCCAGGCCAGGTTGTAGGCCATCTCCTGGATCACTTCTCCACCTCCTTGTCCGGAGGCTTGCTGTCTTCCACCTTCTTGTCGTCTGCAGGTGGCTGCTTGCGTGCACTCAGGGCGAACAGTCCGCCAACAATGCCCATGAAGATGGCGTTGATCGTTGGGTCGGGTTGAAACTCGATCTGGGGGATCAGGCCAACAACGAAGTTGAGCGCCCACACGGCGGTCACCACGATGATGATCCAGTTCTTCAACTTGGGGTCGATCACCCGGGCACCTACCTTTGGGTGAGGATCGGCACCGCTCAGCTCTCGTAGGTAATACGAACGCGCGGCGGGTGGGCTTCTGCATGCCCGTAGAACACGCCTGAGTACCTACGGTCAGCATTGAACGGGTCCAGTCGGACGCCCCTGTAAGCGCCTGTCTTCCACTGGGTGAGGCCGGAACCAGAGATGTCGATGACACGCATCGAGCCTCTGGCCCAGTTGTTGACTGTGTTGAAGGGACCAGTTCCGCTACCCGAGGAGTCAGCGACCGGCCCTGAGAAGGCGTGGTACCGGTACCGAACCGAACCCGTGGGGTTGTAGAACTTCTTGTTGTACAGGATCAGCTCGACCTTCTTGACGGTTGCGTTCTTCAGGTCGGACATGATCGTGGTCGGGAAGCCGATGACGACGTGCTGTACGCCGTTGAACTCAGCCCAGTAGCCGGTGGTCAGGTTGGCGTCGGAGAACCGGACAGAGGTATCCCCGTTGAAGGTCTGGGACCAGGTGGCGTTGTAGGTCTTGGTCTTGGTAGTCGGCGTGTAGGTGGGCTCTCCCGGGCGCGGAGGCACCCAGACCTGCTTGAACACACCGCTCGACCAGTTCCCCCGGAAGTCCCTAGTCCATGCTCCAAGGTAGACGTATCCGCCGCCCGGTAGTTGGGTTGAGGCAGTTGGGTTTGGCGGCCACTCCTTGGTGATGGTGGCGATCACCGAGGGATGAGCAGCAGATCCCCGGTTGAACTGCCACTCCGACCAGGGCTCGAACGGGTAGGTGGCATCGGGCGTGGAGACGAAACCAGAGCTTTGCGGGGTCGCCGGATAGCCCTTTCCCTGGTTGATCAACACAAGTGTGCGGTCATAGTCAGCGCCAGACAGTGCCAGCTCGGAGGCCTTCACCGCGACGCTGACGTAGCGACCACTCACCAAGCTCAGCGTCACGCTCGGTGCCGCAGGCGGGGTGATGTCGCGCTGGTGAGCCAGCTTCCAGATGCCTGAGTCCTTGACCCAGACCTGGCTGGCCTCATCCCAGACCGTGTTCTTGACGTTCGGGAAGGCCTGCTTCCAGACCCCCGCGTCCTTGATGTAGGTAGTCACGCGCGCTCAGAACTTGAAGAAGACGTCGCCGTTGACCCCAGAGGCGTTCGAGGGGACCACGGTGCCACGCGTGAAGGTGGGGACTGCCGGCGGGTACAGGCGCTTCCAGGCAGCGCCGTCGTAGAACTCGACGACGTCAGTCGAGGTGATCACGCTGACCATCCCCGAGGTCGGCACAGGAACCTTGGTGGACCGCTGGGCCTCGCTGGTGAAGACCTGCACCAGCTTCCCCTCGATCGCCTCCGCAAGCGCCTGCACGAAGACCGGCATGTCAGCTGGCTCGTCATCGGGCTCCGGGTAAGGCAGTCCCTGGTTTCCAGTCTGATTGACCATGGCTCCTCCTTGTCGTTACCAGTGTCGTCGGAGAAGCTACTCAGGGTCCGACGTATTCGATCCAGCAGTTGGTGTAGGCGCCATCGGTATCACCGTTGACGTTGAGGGTGCCGCCAGAGCTCTGGATCCCCTGGATGGCGATAGTGCCAGAGGCGGACAGTCGGAAGGTCGGGGAGAAGGCCACCGTGGTGTGCAGGGCCGGTGAGGCCCCGATCAGGATGGTCTGTCGCCCGGTGCCTTCGATCAGGAAACGGATGCCCCGCAGCCCCGCGTTGTTGGTCGCGTATGAGACTGCAGCAGCGATCCGGTAGCGCCCGGCCACCGGACAGGTCCACACCCCGGATGAGTAGGTGATGCTGGAGCTTTCCTGCACCGTCCACCCGGTCAGGGTCACATAGGTGGTGGTGGAGGTAGCCAGCCCGGCAGAAGTCAGGTAGCGCGCGTAGCTGTGCGGCTTGGCCTCGGTCTCAGTGACGCTGACGAAAGTAGCCCTGCCATCACCGCTGAGTTCCAACGTCCCAGCTGAGTTCTCCATCCAGCCCGGCGTGGAGTCAGGGAACGGTGTCGTGGTGTGGGTAGCCCCTGCTCCTGAGATCGAGGTCAGGTCCACGACCAAGGTGGCGCCTGAGTACTGGAGCTTGAAGCTGGAGTCCGCCGGTTGAGTAGCCCCGCGCGCCATGTAGAGCCGGTTGGCGTTGGGCTCGTCCACACCACCAGCGCCCTGGATCTCGGGCAGCACCACACGGGTGATGGCTCGTCTGGCTGCCAGTGGGAGCTTGCGCACCGGGCCCAGGTCGGTCTCGTGGGTGGTACCCACAGAGTCGTAGTACGACGACTTGGCCCACAGCACCGAGCTGGTGGAGGCCGGATCCCAGACTGTCGAAGTGTGCTTGTAGAACAGCCCGTCGTTGCCGTAGGTCCAAAAGCGAGTGCCGTCCCAGGCCTGGCCCAGGCGCGTGATCGGGATCTCCCAGCTGTGGCCAGCCACGTTGGTCAAGGTGGAGCCCGAGATGGAGAACATCTTGGAGTTGTAGTTGAAGTACCGCTCGCTGAAGGCATAGCGGTCAGCAGCTACGTCGAAGTTCCCCCGCTCAGCCGACACCAGTGAGGCGCCGAAGATGGAGGCAGCTGAGGTGAAGGTCGAGGTCGGAGCGCTGATCGTGGCCCCGTGCGGGTTCATGTTGCGGTAGGTGACCTGGACGGAGTTGTTGGCCAGGGTCTCTGCGATGAACAGGTCGGTGCCGTTGTTACCCACCATCGGCCTGCGGTTGACGTTGGTGCGGGTGAATTGGTTCAGCCCAGGCGGTCCGTCCACGTACCAGGCGTTGCCCTGGGGCAGGTAGCGCTGCATCCGGTAGGTACCAGCCTTGGAGCCTGAGGCGATGACCGTCTGCCCGCAGATCTCCCAGTTGACGAAGTCGTCGTCAGCGGTGAAGGTCCCAGGGTTGCCTGAGGTGTCACAGCGCCACAGCCGGGTGCCGTTGGCCCGGAACTGGAAGATGTTGAACATCGACTCGGCGGCGTTCCAGTGCACGTGCATGACCTCACCCGGCACCAAGTTGAACGCACCCAGGGGACCGAGCTGCGGGGAGAAGTTCGGCCGCACGGTCTCCCAGTAGTTGATCATCTGGGGGCTGGTGGTGGGAGCAGAGATGCCAGAGGACAAGACGATCTTGGCGCCAGCCTTGACCTCGGACTCGCCCTCCATGGCGATGCCCTCTTTGGCCGTCAGCCCGCGCGCGACGATCTCGGCGTCGATCATGTTGACCGAGCCGTCCGAGGGCATGTTGACGGTGAGCTTCTCGTCCTGGGTGTACTGCTGGATACCAGAGCGACCCCAGATGGTGCGCTGGCCCACCGAGCCCGTCTTGAAGTCGGTGGCGGTGATGATCTCGCCGGCGAACTCTCGGCCGGTGAACGAGCCACCCACGAAGTGCTCACCGGTGAAGGTCTCAGCAGCCACATCAGGGCCAGTGATCTTCTTCAAGACGATGGAGGCGACCTCTGATGGCGGAGCCGCACCATCACCGTCGCGCGCCTGCACCAGCACGTAGTAGGTGACCTCAGGCTGCAGGATTCGCTCGTCCGGCTCTCCTGGGTCTGGGTCAGGACCAGGCAGCCCGTAGACCGTGGTCATCCAGGCGTTGGTAGACAGCAGCAGCGTGGAGGCGTCGTAGATCGAGCCCAGGTTGGGGTCGGTAGAGACGTGGTAGTCGTAGATCACCGGGTCGACGTTGGCTACCGGTGTCACCCGGACCATGAAGGTCTTGATCGAGGGCGTCAGGATCGGCGTGGGCGACGACAGCGGAGGCACCCCATCAGTGCCGATCTCGACCAGCACCTCATCCAACTGGGCCTGAGCAGCAGCTGCGTTCTCCAGGGCGGTGCTGGCGATGTCGCGCGCGAGCAGGATGCCACCGTCTTGCACCGAGACCCAGTTGCCGTTCCAGCGGTAGGGCTTGTTCTCGTTGTTGGTGTCGAACCACAGGTCACCGATGTCGTTGCCATGACCAGGCGTCTCGTTGGGCCAGGGCGGCTCGTCGGAGTAGTACGTGGTGATCTTCTGGTCAGCAGTGGCCTGAGCGGTGTTGGCAGCCGTCAGGGCCTGGGTGATGGCCGCATCCACGATCTCTACCCAGGACGCGCCCACCCGCCTGAACGCACGGTTGTCACTGGTGCGATACCAGATGTCTCCCGCCTTGGGGGAGAAGTCCGGCTCCTCGGGCGCGAGCGTGGTGTAGAAGATCTCTACCTTGCCATCGGCTATCGCCTGGGCGTTCTCAGCGATGTCGAGGGCATCAGCGGCAGCGGCCAGTGCTGAAGCAGCAGCAGCGGCAGCAGCGTTGGCGTTGGGGTCGATGATCTGCTTCCACAGCGTCCCGTCCCACACATGCAGGGTCAGGTCAGTGGTGCGCATCCACAGGTCACCGACAGCGTCTGCCACCGGCTGGGTAGGCGAGACGAACGTCTGGCTCCCGCCGTTGTTGGCAGCCGTAGGGATCTGCCACGCATCGCCGTCGAAGACCCTGAACTCGTCCAGGTCGAGCAGATAGACGAGCTGCCCCCGGAAGGCGAACTCCGGGAGCGTGACAACGGTGACCAGCTGCAGCCCGGGGTTCGGGGAGTCGCCTCTTTGCCCCAGGCGCAGCTGCTGCGCGTTGTCCTGCACTACGAACTCCGCAGGTCCTCGAAGGTGTCGAAGCCGCTGTTCGCGTCCCCGGGAGGTCCTTCAGGTCCTTGCGGTCCAACGGGCCCAACAGGTCCAACGATGCCCTGGGGTCCCTGGATACCTCGCGGCCCAGAGCCAACCCGGTAGATGGCCATCCGACCAGCATCCACTGCCACGCTCAGGGAGTCTGAGTGAGTGGCCTGCACGTTGAAGGTCTGGCCCTCTGCTGCCCGCACCGTGGTGGTCAGGTTGAGTGAGGTGGGGGTGTCAGTGATCGCCGGCAGAGCCAGCTCGGCCAGCACGGTGTTGGAGGTCGGCAGGTTGGTCAGCAGCCTGATCCGGCGGTAGGAGTCGCCCGGGTCTGCAGGCATGGCGAAGCGCACCCAGATGGAGAAGAACAGGTCCATCGCCTCAGGCGCGGTCACTGTCGTCCCCGACGTCAGGCAGGCCAACTCGTCGCGCACGGGGGAGTCGAAGCTCACCAGGGACGCGACATCAGCAGCCACAGCAGTACCCGCAGAGATGG